TTGTTTCGATTGCTTCGATTGCGGATCTGCTCTGGCCGGCCCTGGTACAGAGCATACTCACGCTTGTAGTTTCGAGGCATTACTTGCCCTTCTTCTTCTTGATCTTCAAAGCAGCGTTGGCGATGGCAAAGCTCGAGGACTCCGAGTAGCCCTTCTTCTGGAGCTTCTTGGCAAGATCATGGACCTTCTTGGGCATCTTGAGTTCCTCAAAGTGGAAGTTTAACTACCAGGCTCGACAAGACCAGTACCGTGCACCAGTCTTCGGGCCAGGGTTCGTATCACAGTGGTGTCGAGCCCTGAAACTCTTGCGACGAGCAGGGATGTTCTTCTTGATCTTCATGTTGGGATCACCGAATCGTACCACAACGACTGAGTTCCCATCCTTCACACACACCGCGGACTTCTTTGGTCCACCCGGAGTACGGAAGGGCTTGTTCAAAGAATGACCCTTGCAGGCTGAGGAGATCCTCAGATCACTACGGTTAGCCATGGTTGTCCTTGGTATTACTAGGAGTAGAAGACTATTAGTCATCTACATGGATATTCAACTAGGTATACAGAACAGCATACCAGTGTTTATCTAGGGTTAGTCTACACCCTGTATTCACCTTAGATCGTAAAGATTCCCCCCTTACCCCCAAAAAAGGGATAAAGGGTGTCTAAGGCGTCACCTTGAGTCGTATGAGTTCCCCAGAGCCTCATGGCTCCGTAAAGTCACCGAATTCAAACCCATCCATGACATCAGGGATGTCGTCGAAGAGTTCTCGCATGCGCTTACCTGCATCCTTGGCCGTCTTCTGCTCCAGCAGGTAGTCCTCGTAGACCTGAAGAGCCATCAAAGCCCTCCATGCCAACTTCTGGTAAGCCTTCTTGACGGCCTCCAGCTGCTCTTTCAGAAGTCGAAGTTCGTCCACAGGTTGCCTCCAGGCTTTCGACCTATGGCCGAATCCATGAATTTCTCGAGTTCAGTGTTCAGACGCTGCTCTTTGTGCTCTTGGATCTTCTTGTCGGCATCCTGAGCCATCTGATCGACCCAGTATTTGACCGCCATGCTGAGCACATCCAGTCTGTCGTCGTGATCCAGAGCCTTCCGGCTCTTGCTGATCCTCGACATCTGGAACATCAACTGGTAACCCAGAGCCTTCTCGGTGGGGTAACGCTTGGTGGACTCGAAGTCCGACTCGATGACCTTCCTGTCGATGATCAGGCGGTGCTGATTCATCACAGGCTCAAGGGTGTCGATTATTCGCCGCTCTTTTTGCACCGAATGACGGACATTTTCGACGCTCACTGGATGGACCTTCATCAGGTACGGCTTCAGCAGCTCATCAAACATGCCGTCACCGAAGTTGGACTCGATCAGGACCAAGTTCACCTTCTGGTCCTTGGCGATATCCGCCAGTTGACCCAAGGTCTCAGAACCATAGCCTCCTAGCAGGCCGCCACAGGCCGTTACATACAGGAACCCGTTAAGCATCTTTACGACCGCGTAGGCCGTTTCGTCGCTTCCCCGGCCCGAGGGATCGATTGCCATCACGGAGCCCGTATAGGGCATCCAGGAGCCTATAAACGCCATTGGGCGGTAGTAGCGATCTCCGTTGAATCCAACACATGGAAGATCCGATAATACCAGAGACGGATCACCAGCCCATACAGGCTTCTCAGGACCATCCGCACCGTTCAGAGACATGACCATCAGGTCAGTCAGCTTGAGGGGATACCTGTCAAAGTCAGACAGGCTGGTATCCAGCATGAACTGAAGGTTAAACCCCGACCGTCCGTAGGCCGCTTCGCGTTCACGGAGTTCGTGATCATCGAATCGCCTTGGATCGACCGGGGTTCCCTCGAGGTCAGGCTGAGCCTCCATGGCCTTCGAGATCTGGGTAGCCAACCGAGAGCCATACGCGACCCTCTGCTTCGAGTCCGGGTATCGGGCCGGCCAGACCTTGATCTCGTAGCCTCTCTCAGGCAGCAGGTTGTAGATGCTCTGGTCTGTTTGTGGTGTACCCAGGTAGACAATGTGACCACCGGGCTTGACGACAGCCTCAAACTCCTTGATGGTCTCCGACAGTTTGACTCGCAGGTTCACGGTGGCCGAGTTGTTGAGACTCTCCACATCGTCGGCGATGATCAGGTCCGCACGACTACCCGTGATCTGGCTCGTGATCCCCTTCGACACCACTGACGGAGCATGACTGGCCGTGGCAGGCCCAACATCAAAGGCGATCTTTGAGTTGCGCTGGTTCTCCTTGGGTCGAAGGTGCTGCAACATGGGCATCTCTTCGATGAGCCGCAGGGTGAATGTCGAGAAGTCATCTGATCGTTGCTTGGAGGCCGAGACCACCAGGATGTTCTTGTTGGGATCCAGCAGCAGGGTGTGAACCACATACGCCGAGGTGATCCAACTCTTACCCACGCCACGGAAAGCCTCGATGATTCGACGCTTCGGGCCGTTCTGGAGGTAGTCCGCAATCTGATACTGGACCTCAGTCGGCTCTGGGAGACCCAGATGATCCCAACAGAGGAACAGAAAGTTACGAAAGTCCTTGATCCGAGGATCGATCAAGCAGCTTCCTCTTCAGGAGCCACGAACGGCAAGGTACGAGCCAGGTTTGCCAAGGGTTCGCTCTGGCTGGCCAAGGCGTCAATACCGTTGTCCTTCAAGAACTGGCGAGCCACAGACAAATCCGCAGCGGTTGCGGATCCCTCCTGGATCCTCCGAAGAAGATCCGCGGCCAAAGCCGTGTGGAGGGATCCGAGGATCTTGTCGAGGCTGCTCATAGGTGGACGCTCCGCAGTACAAAGTTAAGTACGCCTCCAGAGACCGCTCCAACGACCGCAGCAGCTCCGAGAAATGTTCCCCGAGCGTGCTCGAGACTCCTGATTCGCGCATCGTGCGCCTTGAGTTCTTCTTGCTGAATGTGTTGCATCTGGATAAGCGCATCCATCTTACCCTCGAGACGACCAAGCGCGAGGAACAACTCGTCGTTCACAGGGCCACCACATTGACATTGGCCTTGATGATGTAGTTCAACACGATTGTTGGCTGGAGGTTGGAGCCGTCTTGGCTGATCACATCCGCATTTCCAGCAAGGCTTGCTTCAACAGTGGCGATGTATTCAAAACCGCCAGCCGCTCCAAGTGAGTTTGGGTTCTCACCGAGAATCGCCTCAGAAAGTCGGTTAGCCGCAGTACCCCCCATGTTGTCTCGGCCAGCAGCCACTCGACCTCGGAGATCCGGGACATTGAAGGTCGTACCGGATGCTGAACCGTATTGAGTACCAATGACGGCGAACAGTTCAGCGTAGACGCTACGGCTCAGCGACTGTCCGTGACAAGTCACCCACCCCGTAGGAATGGTTGCACCAGGGAACGGAAGGATCACACCAACAGGCAGCGTTCCGTATCCAAGGTTCTGGTAGCCAGTCGTCGAACCGCCGGCCAGCTCGCTGAGGGCGTTGGCTGTCTTCAGGACGCCTGAGGTCATCTGAGGTTGAATGAAGTCGAGTGGCATAATATTTCCTTATGTAAGGCGCATCACCAATGCGTAGGATGGATGAAGTTTTACACCAGCGTTGTTTGTTCCTACGGAAAAACCAGTTGAAGCAATTGTTACAGTTGTTGGATTTGGATATCCAGCAGTACCCGCACTGGCTTGGTTGTAAATCCATGCTCCAAGAATTGCTGGACCAACATCGTTTGGGGTAGTATTAGCTTGATTAGTAGTGTGTGTGCGTCCCATGTAGAAAGCGGTTGCACTAGATCCAGCGGACCCCGGAGCCGACAATGTAAGAGTCACATTAGTGACTGCTCCGGGACCAGTTGTTGAACTTCCAGCCCCATTTGCTGCTGTTGGCTTTGCAATGTACAGGTACAATTTACCTACAGTCAAATTCTCTACCTGAATTGTAGTTGTTGCGGTATAGACAGTTTCTTCAATTTGCGCCGCAATAGCTGAGCCTACAAACGCATCCACATATGACTTCCGCGTTAGCGTATTGGCATCTCCAGGATCAGCGGCATACTTAGGAGCACCACTGAAAGTGGCTCCAGCCAGCGCAGCCTTGGCATCCAGAGTGGTCTGAAGATTCGTGACATCTGCAATAGCGTGGCTATGAGTCGTTGGAGTACGGGCATCGGTAAGCCGCGTGTCAGTCCCCTTGACAACCTGTGCAGTCGTTGCGTTCCCGGTTGCGGGCACATCCAATGCAGCCGAAGTTCCAAGGGTAGGCTTGTTCGTCAGATCGGCATACGAGCCGCTCGCTCCAGCAGTGGAGATCGTCGGCTTGTTAGTTAGATCAGCGTAGGATCCGCTAGTCGCAACAGTAGCCAGATTTGGTCCGCTAATCGTTCCATCCTGCTGAACAGTGATGTTGCTGCCAATCTTTACTGCGCCAAGAGTCGAAGCGGTTGCGGGGGCAAACGCGCTACGAGAGACGCCAAAGTTACGAACAGTCAGCGTTCCGGCAGTTGCGGAAGCGGCGTACAGGCTCAGGTTGTCATTAGAGAGCGTATAGGCCGGCCCAGGAGTCTGAAGAACTCCACCAAAAGACACAATCAAAGTGTTGGCGTCATACGACAAAAGGCCGGCAAGTTGCTTTGTGCAGCGATACCGACTTGCTGGATCCACGCCGCCGCCCTGATCCGTCCAATCAGTAGTTCCGTTGATCGAGAAAGTCCAAGACTGAGGCTGAATGGCCGAGCCGCCGTAGAGACTGAGGGCATCTACATATGCCTTGGTAACAGCATCATTGGCATTCTGCGGAGTGGCAACATTCTGAATCTTCAGATTCTCGGCATCCCAAAGACCTCCGCTGAGAATCAGTGCGTCAGTCGTGAACTTGGTGTCCACATATGCCTTGGTCGCCGCGTCACTGTTGGCAGCCGGAGCAGCAAGATTCTGGATCTTGAGATTCTCTGCGTCCCATTGCCCACCGTTGAGAATGAGGGCATCCGTAGTGAACTTGGTGTCCACATACGACTTATTGGCGGCATCGGTGGCCGTTGTTGGAGTGGCCACGCTAGAGATCTTCTTTGAAGAGCCTCCATTACTGGCGTTCCAAGCTCCAATCGTGGAATCGTAAGGCATGGCTCCACCGCCAGTGTCATCGGACTCCTGGATCAGGTAGAGCAGTTGCTTTGCGTTCTTGTCCAGATCCTCCTCAGACAGCACCGAGCCGTTCACGAAGTCAACGAGATTGACATTGTTCGGGGACACAGATCGACCAGGGGTCAGTCGATACACCTTCACGATCTGGCCGGAGGTTGCACCGCTATTCAGAACCACCTTGGTAGAAGGCGAAGTGACCACGGTGTACGCGCTTGTATCCGTACCGTTGATCTGCACCTTGACATGACTGGTGGACAGATACGGGAAGGAGAAGGCGAAGTCGGTCTGGCCGGAGGTTGCGGTATAGGAGGTGTATGAAAGAGCCATGTTGGTTTAGGTTCCTTATAGTGTGAGAGATCAGTCCTTCGGCTTCTTTTCCTTGGGCAGACCGGAGCCGAGCCACTTCTCGATGTAGTTGAATCCCTGATTGAGTCCCATGAACTTACGACCGATGATCATGGAGGTGACATTGTTGAGATCGCTTTGGGTGTACTGACGATCTTCCATGAGCAGGGACTGCACTGGGGCAGAGACAGAGTCGTACACAGACTTGATCACGCCGGCAGCCGGAGTTGCGCTGACATCCAGCACGCTTCCACCTCGGTCTGAGTACCGAACGCTCTGGCTGAACATCGGACTTCCCGTGGTGAACTGGGCGATGGGATCCAGCGTGGCGAGGAAGAGCCAGTTCTCAGTAGGGCCAGACAGAGCCATGCCAGTCAGAGCCTGGGGAGAGAATGAAGTCTCCCAGTACTTCTTCTGATCCTTCTCGTCCTTGTAGGTTGGGGCATAGATGGCCTTGCGAGCCATCTGAGTCATCAGGCCAAGGCCCATGGACACCGAGTACTCCACGGCAAGACGCGCATCTCGACGCTGCACCGAGGTCAGCAAGAAGTTGTTGATGCCCTTGATGTTGAACGAGCGGAACTGGAGGAACAGGCGACCAAGATCGTTCCACAGCGGCTTTGCAAAGTCGCCGCGGGTCGGAGGATCTTGGATGGTGGACACAACGCCACGCTCCATGAAGTCCAAGAAACGACCGTAGATATTCTGGTCCCACAGCGTGTGATCAAAGTCGATCACTCGACCTACCTTGTTCACCTTAGCTGTCTTACGCAGCGACGACACCATGATCTCGAACTCAGCCCGAGTCACGCCCCACTGAGCCAGCAGTGCATCGGAGTAGATGGCCTTGCCAAGCAGAGCACCGTCGTACATCTCTTGAATGATCGAGGTGGCGATCAGGTGCTGAGTGGCCGTGGTCAGCGGAGCCAGACCAGTGACATCGGAGAAGACGGTAGAGGCTTCGTTGAGGTTCGGATCCACCCAGTTGCGGAACCAGTTCTCAGCCTTGCGCCACCAGCCTTGCTGAGTCGTCGTGGAGTACTTCTCCAGACGCGAGTCAATCATGGACAGGGTCGTTCGGCGCAGGCGATCACCGCCCGTTCCCAAAGCCTGATCGATCCAGTGCAGCAGCGGGAACTGCTCCTTGGGAATCTCACCACGACGGGCAGCCTGAGCGAGTTCCTGAACGATGGGCATCTGCTTTATGACCGAAGCAGCCGAGGTTCGACCAATGATGCGGGACACCTCGAGGAACTGAGCAAGGCCGAACGCCTGCCCGTTCTGGAGGTAGCCAAGCTTCATGAGCCGACCCGCCATGGGGCTGAAGACTTCTCCCAAGATCGATGGCATCGGAGAATGGCGAAGAAGTGCGTACAGCTCCTCAAGAGAGGCCACGGTTCGCTCGACTTCCTTGGTGGTCACATAGCGGCCCTCTTCAGCCGAGGACTTCACATAGGTGATCACATCGCTCCACTTCGTGATCTTCGTCCCCGCCTCCTCAGCCGTCATCTTTCCACGGGCGATCAACTGATCACGGAATTCTCCGACCAACTGCTTCTCAGCAATCGCGCCAAAGACCGAACGATTGTAGGTTTCGGTTGCGTGGACGACATCGTTAGAGACGAAGTCGGACAGCGATACGATACGACCATCGTCCAACTTGACCTTGATCGTGACATCCATCGGGATGCGACGGTTACCGTGAGGAGTACCCTTCACGCCGGCAGAGGATCGCGGAGGAGGAACATGCTCCCTGAGCACGGCAAGCATGATCTCATCCATGTCCAGATAGGCGTTCTTCTGCTCGCCGCGAGCCAGAGACCTGAGGCGTTCCGCCGTGTAATTAGCGAGTGCCCATGCTCCGTCCTCGGTCAGGGCAAGTCCCTGAGCGATTCGCGGATCATCCGCGCTCTCGACAATCTCAATCGTCATGGACTTCTTGATCAACTTGGTCAGATCAGCCACGCTCTGCTTGTTAGCGAGGAAGTCGTCGAGGAGTTGCCACTTCCACATACGGGGGAAGTAGCCAACGCTGGTGTCCAGAGCAGAGAACCCTGGGAGTTCCATCTCCAACGCAATCTTCCGCATGCGGTCAAAGTGCTCAGCAAACGCCTTGGCTGTCGTCTTGACTGCTGCACTCTCAGAGGAACCGGGCTTGAGGATCTCGTTGTAGACCTCAATGCTGAACTTCTCCTTCGCCTTGTGCTGGAAGGCGTTCTTGGTGCGCTCGGCCGGGTTGATCTTGGTGAACTCCTTGCCAGTCGTGTACTCGTTGTACCCCTTGTCGAACGCCCGCTTGAGGCGGTGTTCCATGGGGTTACGGATGCGAGTCCAGAGTTCGCTGATGGTGGCCCGCTGAGGAACCATCTTGCCGTTGGGATCAATCAGGCCAATGCGGGACCACATCATGCGCTCACCAAGCCACTGGGCTGCACCGATCTTGGAGTTGATCGAGGCCAGAGCCTGGTTCAGGAACCGCATGCCCGGAGCACGAGTAATGTCGAAACCGAGCAGACGGATATCGGCCCGGTTGTTGTCCTTCCAGTCTGGGTCCAGAGACTTCGGAGTAACCTCAGCCTTAGCCGGCTTCTCAGGAACAGCTGCTCCAGATGCAATGGCAGCAATCCGTGCGTACATCGAAGTCTGCTCAGCCGCCATCACAGTCTTCGCCTTCATCTCGGAGTGCTTGATGAAGATCTCTCGGAAGAACAGGTCAACCTCAGGGCTGACCGGAACATCACCGATGCGAGGATCGGTTGCATCTGCATAGACCCGCATCAGGGTCTCCTTCAGCTTCTGCATGGCCGACTGGAACTCCGCACGAGCGTTCACCGGGACTTCAGCGGGAATCTCGTTCTTGGTCAGCCAGTTGATGAAGGCATCCTGGAACCGAGTCTTCTCCTCGTTGCTCAGGGGAGCCGTGCGCTTCTTGATCATGAACTCGGGGTCAGCCATGGCCAGAGCCATCTCAGCGTCAGCCAAGGCGGCCTCGGCGTCAGCCACGCTGTTCTTGGCATTCTGAGCCGAACTGGCGGCATCCTCTTCGATGCTATTGGCCAGCTTGCGAGCAGCAGCGTAGGCGTCCTCCTTGGCCACTCGGTCAGCCTTGATCAGAGCCTCCTCAGCCTGGGCCAGCTCATCAGCGGCCTTCGCTTCCTTGTCGGCGGCCTCCTGAAGGCTCTTCTTGATGTCTGCGCTGATCCGACGCTTGAGACGCTTGCTCTCGGCGACAGCGGTATTGAGATCCTGGAGTTCCTTCCTAGCGAGGCCATAAGCCTGCCGCTTCTCGTGAGCCGCCTGTCCCAACTGCTGGACCAGTTCCCGAGAACGGAACTCACTCAGCACCTGCTCGGCGGCTGCAAGTTCATTCTGAAGGCTAGAAGTCCTTCTTAGGAAGAAAGCCTCCACATTCCCCGCTGAATCAACAAACTTGTTTTTCCCCTTTAACTTTTCTGTTGATGCCCCAAGTTTCTTCCAGACTTTGACAGCATTGACCTGTGTACCCAGTGCTTCTGAAGTAGATGTGGAGCCTAGATCTACATGCTTAGACAGTTCTTTTAGCAACTTACCGTAGAGACCTTGACCTTGATATTGCTTACGGATGTTGACACCAAGAGTGGCCTGCGGTCTAAAAGCTCTGTTTTTACTGTCCCAGATAAACTGGAAAGAGCCGACAGTATCCTTTCCACTCTTGAGGAGATAAACAAGTTCTTGCTGTCCGGGATCTGATGCACGAACCCACTGAAGTCTCTCACCTTTTGAGCCAACAACATCAACTGTTGAAGGAGTGTTTTGCGTCTCCGGTCCCTTACTGTCTATCGCCTCCTTGGCCTTACGGACCATTTCCTCGGCCTCATTCAAGGTGGCCGTGGCAATGCGTTCGGTCTTCTGGAAGCCACGGGTGGCCTTCTGCTGAGCCTGGAGCTTCTCCAGCACCGCACGGCGAGCCTCGATGATCCGCTTGATGTTCTCTGTGACTTCGGGAACCTCAAGTTCAGCCACCTTCTTAGCCGCGTCCTTGGCCCGAGCACTGGCCTTCAGGACGGCCTTGTACTCCGGCGTATTGGACATGGCCAACTCATGGGCAGCCAAGGCTTCCTCGGTCTCAGCCTCGGTAAGCATGGCACTGGCGTCGTCCATGACATTCTGGAACTTCTCGATGGCCTGCTGGAGGAGAGACCGTGCACGGCCCAGATCACGACGGGCTGCCGCCAAGGTGGGTGATTGAGTAACAGTCTGACGCTCACTGTCGGTGAGGTTCAGGCCCAGACGCATGTCCTTGGGGTGGGGACCAATGCCGGCCTCAACCGTCTCGGTAACCGGGACGAGACGGGAGATAGCCGGCAGGTCACCACGGGTGAATGCATCCATGATCAACACTTCGCGGTTACTCAGCAGGCCGTTCTCTTCAGTGAAGATGCGGGCACGCAGAGTCTCGGCCATGCTACGGACAAAGGAGTCGCCACTCTTGGACTCAGTCAGCGCACGGATGACGATCTTGCCGTCATTCAGATGCTGAACCTTGGCCTTCTCCACGCCCGCCGCATCGGTAATAATGGTCTCTTCCATGACCACTTGACCGCGACGAAGGCGGGCCTTGGGTCCAGCAACGGCAACCTCGAGGCCAGTGCCAGCCACGGGGTTCTCAAGGAGACGAGCACCAACGATGATGTTCTTGGCGTCAGCCTCCGCGATGCCGAATCGCTGAGCCACCTGCTCAAGCACATTGTCCGCGTTGAAGCGGACAGCGAGTTCCTTGCCAGCGGTCTGAAGTTGCTTCTCGTACTTCAGGGCGTGCTTGACCATGTAGTCCCGCACAATGCCCTTGCCGAAGAATGCGTTGACCCCTCCGCCCAGACCAGCACCCCAGTAGGCAGCATGAAGGACATCCTCGCCTTCCACGGTCGGATTGAACACCCCGTCTACCGCGGTAAACGCTACACCCTGAGCAGAGCCTGAGATGCCGCCGTAAGCCAGCCGGCGAAGGACTCCGATTCGACTGGCGATCTTTGCGGCTTCCGCAGCTCGACCAGAGGCCAGAGCGACACGGGCAGCGTTGCTTACCGAGACAGCGTCAGTTCCTCCGGCCATGAAAGCCATGGCAGCCCCGGATCCGGGAACCGACATGAGCGGAGCAAACTCAACAATGCCCATACCGAACTGGGCAAAGGCTCCGGCTGCGCCGTATTGAGCCACCTTGTCAGCGGCTGCCATCTTCATGGCAATGGAGTCTTTGACATGGAGCGCATCCAAGTACGACGCTTCGCTCAGCAAATCATCGTGAAACTGTGGAGCGACCCCCTCGAACAGCGTCTTGATGTCGTGCTTCTGCCTCCAGCCAGGTTCAGTTTCTCCCCCCATCCACTTGCGAACGCCCCAGTCCGCAATGTCGTTTAGAGTCGTTCCCTGAGTGAGGGCGGTCCACAGATTTGGACCAGTCTTCTCAGCGTTGATCGCTGCCGAAGTCTCTTGATCAGCGGTTAGTGGGGTGGGTGGAAGAGGTGCGGGGCTTGGAACCTGGAACGGAGGAATCATCGGGTCACTGGTGACCGACTGTCCGTATTGAAATTGGGTCATATTTAGAAGGGTCCACCAATCCGCATCATTTGCGGATTCATCAAATCGATGTTCTTTCTAATCTCTTCCGCAGCATCTTGCTGCTTCACCTTGTTCTTGATGTACACATCGTTTGCTTCATCAACAGAGAACGAAGCCTTGAGGCCGTTAGCATTCAGTTCCGCAATGGCGTCCGATGAGAGTTCGCTAAACGACTTGTCTGCTCGGTACACCTGAACATAGTACTTGCCATTGGCAAGAGACCTAAATCGAACGCCCTCAATAGTCGGGTCTTTCTGACTCAGAACCTTCTTGTATGCGGAGGAGAGCGTATTCCACGGCCCTTCACTTGCGAAAGACTGTGTTGCCGCCGTAGTAAACTCGGGTTTCATCACGACTGTACCGTTGTCTAGGACAAGAGCATTCTTGGTCAGGAACTTCTCAACCTCAGCGATCCTTGCGTCCTTGCCCTGCATGCGATTTGCGCTGCTGGACATGTGCGATACCAAGTCTTCTTGAACTTGGGATGCCTGCCAAACAGCCGTGCCCTTGCTGGTCCAGTATCCGTTGAAATGAGTAACGGCCGAAGTAGCAATGTCATCCGGCGTCATCATCGTTGGAATAGGGGTTCCCCTTGGAACTTGAGAGGAAGCATTCATCATTCCTGCTTCGATGCTGCCGTTGCTAGACAGGGTTGAGTCCATGGACTCAAAGAATGCGGCGGTCTCTTCAGTCATCCCAATGGACTGAGGGGAAGCTCCTCGAGCCTTTGCAGCCCTATAGGTCTGCCAACCAAGATTCATCGAAGGGATGAAACTCTTTGCCGCCTCTGGAGAAGGGCTTTGCCTGAAGAGTTGAACTGCCGTTTCAATCTCAGGCATGTCTGGATTCTGAGTACCAGCTTGGACAGCCCAAGTAGTGTTCATTCCAGCGCGAGCCGCGTAATCCGGGTTTCCGTTCTGGTCCTTGAGGCCCATAGACGCCTTACGAACCTCGTCGGATGCGGACACAACGGCAAGAGTGTGGAGAATCTTGGCCTGCTCCTCTGAGGCGTCCTTAGACAGCGGAAGACCAAGGCGCGCCCTGGTTGCGTTGAGTTGGCCCATAAGAGAAATCTCAGTCTGCTTCGGATCCCTAGCCTTGATGGAGGCAAAATCCATAGGGATGTTTCCATTGGCATCAGGCATGTACGCCTTGAGCATCTGCTTAGAAGTGGCAGAGACCAGATTCGACCTAAACCCATCGTAGATCTGAGTTCGCATGGGGTCAATGCTCTTGCTTACCGCAGCGGAAACCTGTGCAGCCTCAGCGTCGTCGATTCCGGGACGAATAGCCTTGAGCTGCCTCTTCATCGCCTCTGGGCTTACATCTCCATTAGACAGGAGCTGATTAGATACCCAAGCAGACATTTCCTTGGCATCTCGTGACTGACGCGCTCTGGATAGATCATCTGCATTCGCCACCTCAGCGGCCTTGTAAGCGGCGGTTGAAGTGAATGGGCCAGTACCAAGAGTCACCTTGTCCAGTTCATCCAGTACTGCCGGATCATCCCCACTCTCCTCTCGGAGCTTCATGAACACCTTCGTCAGGGCGGATTGAGTAAGTTGAGATCCATAGGTCTGGTAGTACTCATCCTTGCGAGTGTTGAACTGCTCATGCAGGGGGATCTGAGTATCTCCGCTCACCGCCTTCCAATCCTTGTAGTCAGACAGAATTCCAGTTACCAAACCCTCTTCGGCCCGGAGGCGGCGATTCTTGACCACCTCATCAGCGTGTGCAATCGACAGGTTGGTCACGAAAGCCGAGGTGTCCTTCATGAAAGTGCGCTGCCACACAGGATTGTCCAAGCCGCTTTCCAGTTCCGTCTTCATGCGCTGATCAATGAAGTCCTCAGCAGCCCCCACGCTCGTGGCGAACCCTGGGTCAGTCATGACGCGCTGCTGGTACTCCTCGCGCACCTTGGCCTTCCATCGGTCAGCGTGCATCGTGGCGTCAGCAGAAGCGGCTCCAAGGGCTTCCCAAGGGTTCTCAATCGGGTCGATCTGACCAGACTCAACCATCTTTCGGTAGTTGGTCCGGTTGGCCAGCATCTTCTGCTCGCCTTCCTCCATGGCCTTCTGGCGATCAATCTTGGTGACCTGGGTGTAGACGCCGGCCAAGGTCTGGCTGAAGGCAGAGAAGGCTGCACCAAGGTCTCCCCATCCTGCGCCAATCTGAACCTGCTGAGGAACTGGAGCCGAGCCGGCAAACGACACCGAGTTGGAGACGGGCGTTGCGGTAGGGTTGTATGCGGCGTTGGGGATCTGTGACATGGCTTAGGCTCCTGGAGCCTTGTAGAAGGCACTGGTGGAGGGAGACATTGCTGAGGCTGCTCCGGGGTCGGTGATGGACGCGGTGTTCAGTCCCTTGATCATGTCGCTCTGAGCAATCGTGGTCAGGCTGCTTGCGACACCCAGACCAGCCGTGGCTCCCTGAAGGATGGGGACAAGAGGAGTAGGAGCACTGATGCTCGGGAGTGGCTGTGGGATGCCGGAGTTGATGATGCTTTGGCCACGATTGCGGATAGCAAGGGTCTCCAGGTTCATCTGGTATCCACGGTCCTTCAGTTCAGCCAGACGCAGGTTCTCGAACTCGGTGAAGTCACGCTCGAACTCGGCCAACTGATCCATGGAAGAGCGACCCTTGATACCTCGCTCAGCGTTACGAGCTGTGGTAACTCCGATGGCCTTGCGAGCGTCGTCAGAGACGGCCTTGATCTGAGCCGCGGTCTGCATGCGGACCTGCTCGTGCTGGAGGCGCAGGGTGTCAATCTGCTGAGAGACATCCCGCTGAGTCTCCTTGGCGTTCTCCAGATACCTCTGCTTAGCAAAGGCGTCCGCAGCGTTACGAGCGTCCACGGCGTCGTTGTACTGCTGATTCTGGCCCACAATGCCGGCTCCTGCCGACGCGAGGCCGACGCCAAGAGAGGCAGCAGCGATTCCGATTGCGTCACACATGGGTTAGTTTTGCAAACTCGTAGAAAGGGGTTCCATCGACAGACCTCTCGGTCGTCGAACGAATGAAGGAGAACCCGAGCCAACGAAGCCAACGGATATGGAGTTCGTTCCTCGAGTCCACGATGTTACAGAGCATCTCGTAGCCAGCCGAAGCCGCGGATAGCAGTTCCTTGTTCCGCCGAATGAAGGCCACCTTATGAGTGAACAACTTGTCCGTACCAAGAAGCCAGATCGCTCCGATGTCCTTGGTAATAGGAACAGTCCCGCAGATGGCGATTGGCTCATCCTCAATCAGCAAGGCCCACTTCTTGTCCCCGTAGATGTACCCCTGCAAGATGGAGTCCAACGGAGTCTTACCCAATGAGGCCACCTCAGCCCTGTCCTCGGCTCGAATGTGATTGGCCACATAGTGGCAATCGATCAGTGTCGCGGATCTCTGTATGAGCTGGCTCAACGACGGGTAGATCGCTCGGAGAAGAGGGCTTCGTATTCAGCGGACAACAGGTTACTAGGCAACGGGGAGTCATTCTCTACCGAGATCTTCACCTGGGTGTTACGAGAATACACGGGGAATCTGAAGTCGCCGGAGGCGATGGAGACTGATCCAATCAGGTTGTTGATGTCACCCACATTGCGGCCAGTGAAGTCGTAGGTGAAGGTAGAGCCAGCGTCCACCTGAACCTTGACCTGGAAGAACGCAGAGTTGCCGTAGGAGATCGTTCCATAGCGCAACTGGTATCGACCAGCAGCAATGGTGGCGATGCCCCCGGTCTGCACTGGGGTCTTCAGGGTAGGCTCAGAGAACTGGTACACCATGGTGTACTTGTCGCCGATCCAGACATTGGTCGTGTAGTTACCGGGGACAGTCAGGGTTGTACTAGACGCCTGGGTAGTCGCCAGACTCAGGCCCGTCTTCGTGACCACAGCCATGGACGCATTGGTCGTAATGGTGTACGGCAGAGCATAGGTCGTCAGGCCAGTCCCAGAGTTGTAGGTGGCCGTAACTCCGCTCTGGTCCAGCCGGCGGTCCAATGTCGTCACATAGGTGCTGTTGGTGTCCTTGAGGCCGCTCTCCAGACGAATCTTCTCGATGACCGTGGACGACCCGCGCTTCATCACGATGTAGAGAACGGTATCCAAGAACTGCATGTCGAGGATGTAGGCGTCACGGAAAGTGAACTTGCACCATGCTGACTGGATGCGCTGGTCGCCTTGGTTGTAGTACTTGTAGACGAACAGCGTGGATCGCTCACCGCTGCACAAGGTGACCAAGAAGTTCTCGTGGGTAGAAGCCGCGATCTTCACGATCTTACCGGGGAGATACTGGGGAACCTGCACAGTAAGATCTGTAGCGTCGAACTGCACATCCAAGCTGTTGGAGATGAACATCTCTCGGATGCCCGCAAAGGAGCCTCGGTTGAACGCAAAGAAGATGTTGGTTCCCGAGATCACAGGCTGGCAGTCAGTGTTCTCGTAGGCAGCCGAGGTCGTAAGAGACACCGTGCGTGCACTCAGGATGTTCTCGCCCTTCAAGGTCAACTGGGTCTGCGGCGTAAAGGCAACCAGTCGGTCGCTGAAGACCACGCTGGACTTGAAATCCATGACTGACGGCTGAGTCGAACCGACTTCGATTGAGTCGGAGTCTACGAGGTTCTGGACCGTGCTGATCCAGAAGTTGAATGGGTTCCCAGTCTCGCTCAGGGTGATGTACTCACCAGACAGAATCACAAGACGATCCTTGAAGAAGTTGATATCTCGGATCTTGTAGTCCACGAAGGACGGGAAGGGGCTTGAGTCATCGTCTCCGACCACTCGGTCTTCCCAGTCAAACTCTGGATAGCCGTTGAGTCCATCGGCCTTCTTGAACATGAATGTACCGTCAGTCTGACGGATCAAGACATGGGGCATCGTGGAGTCGTCCAGCTTGTATTCCAGGCCTGGAGCCATGGACTCCAGCCAAGATCCTGGGCGAAGTTCAGTAGTGCTCGTAGTCCCGGTCTGTTTGAACACTACCCAATAATCATCCGCCGCTGTGCCGCCAGATCCAACCACCTTTACAAGGTAGTTATGTGGGGCTGAATTAGGAAGTTTATCGAAAGACGAGGCTTCGGTAGTGCTGAGGATCAACGCCTCTCCACCAAAGTCATCAGACACCTGAATGGAGAAAGAAAGAGAGTAGTTGTCCGCGTACACCCACAAGATGTTGTTGGATGTCTTCACCCCGATATTCGCAATAGGATTTGCGTCATACCCGAGATGCACATTTACTGTTGGCTGCCAGACAAAGACTGGGGCATCGACTGCCAGCGGTCCAATAAGGGGTTTACTCAGTGTTACCGTGTGCAGGCCGGCGTTGGTGGACAGCGTGAGAACAGTCGTCTCTGGTGCAATACCTTGGCCGGCCAACTTATGATTTGCGGCGGGTGTAGTACCAGTGTGGCTCTTGATGACAATGGTCGTTGCCCCAGTTGAATACGAGGCGTTCGCGAGGCCGTTTCCTGAATACGAGTATCCAGCAGCCAGCTTTGTAGCAATCAGGTCAGTTCCAATCGCATCAGCCGCTGCCGATCCAGTTGTGTAGAAGTAACTGTACGGAACACCGTTGGCAATGATTGTGAAACTGTAGTCTCTTCCGTAGTTTGTCTGCCTAACCCAAAGAAGTGCCTGCTGGTGTGCGTTAGTCCCCGTTGGCGCAGTAAGCCCTCGGGTGTATGGCGACTTTGTGGTAGACGACAGAACGGTCTTATTGCGGTTGAGAACAAAGGTCACATCAGCCACAGTCACGCAGCGCAACTTGGTATCAATGTCTGCTTCGTTGATGTACCCCAGGCCATCAGGTGTGGACACAGTCTTCTCGACGCCATTGATGTCGTAGACTTTGATGTAAGCCGAGGATCCACTGTTGGTACGACCAAAGACCACCGCATAACGCTCAGCAGCGTCACGGTCGATCATGTGAACATAGGCCGAGTCGTAGGTGATCTCTGATCCACTCGACTTCAGGACAGCCACATGCTCAGCCGGCGGCCTCTTGATAAGACCCTCGAAAGCCGATGCCACTGCGTTCTCCTGGCGTTCGCACTGGTTAGGCAGACGGAGGGACGAGGGCTGCTGAGAGACTCCCCCGACAAGGTTGGCAACGCTGGTGGTGATTAGGGACATCAGTAGTTGACTCGACGGGCCACATTGGTGCGATCCACAATGACGCCAATATCGTAGTTATCGAAGATGGAGTAGTTGCCAGTGTCGCACTCGTACTCCTTCATGTCGGCCAGAGCCTTGTACTCGTCTACCGTGGTAAACCGGTTGTGCTTCTCAGAGCCGACCATGCGGTCACCGAAGATGCGACCAGCGCGGATCATGATGTAGCGACGAGCAGCCTCAGGCAGTTCGCCGAAGTCGAACAGGTAGATCACCGTGGCCTTGATCGACGAGGAGAACACATCAGTCAGCCCCTTGCGGTTGTACAGGTAAGAGCCACGGACAACCACATCGATGTCCGGGGTCTGATTGGGCTCTTCAGTGTCCACACGGACGATGTTGTCGGCCAAGTAGATCTTGCCGAACTGGTCAGGAACCATCTCCACATCCCGGTTGGTATTAAAATGCCACCCTGCACCCTGGACTTCCCGAGAGACCTCGGTCAGGATGTTGGTGGCAATGAGAGCATCAGCGCGGCCAGTGCCGGAGATGGAGTTTACCGGGGGCTCTCCGATGATGGAGAGCATCGTGTTCACAGCGTCGAGTTCAGTGGTCTTTCCAAGAGCCATGGTGTCTCCTTTGAAAAAGGGGTGAGCACCTTTCGATGCCCACCCCCTTGGGTCTGACTAACTAGCGACGATCAGTCCGTCGCGTCGTCCTTGATCTCGTAGCAGCACTCGTTGCGGAGGACGCCGTGGCCCATGGCGTACTTAGCCACAAGCAGCGTGCCCTGACGCTCGATGCTGTAATCGCTCTCCACGCCCAGGTCCATCAGCTTCACAGTGCCCACCGCTTCGCGATGGAAGATGATGCCCTTGGTCTTGGCGAAGTTCGCACCACCGTAGCCAACGCCGCCGCTTCCAAACACATCGTTAGCCACGCCACCGTTGTTGTGGACATTCGTTGCGCTGGATTCGTTGGCAGTCGGAACATTGTTCGACTTCATGATCTTGATGCCAGCGATCTGCACGATGTAGCCACCAGCCTTGCTGCCGTTGCCCTCAGGATTGAAATCGCGGCTGATCACATCCTTGTTGACATTGATGAGCTGGTAGTAGAACGCAGGAGTAACCACAGCGTAACGGTCGCTGCTCGGGACGCCACGCTCATCCATCTTCTGAGCAGCGGTGAAGAACGGCTGAACCAGTTCGGCCTCAAGAGCCGTACCAGCAGTCGCTTCAGCGTTGTACTCAATCGAAGAGCCGAGGTAGTAGGTGCTGGTCGTTGCGGGAGTACCGAAACGATCAGTCGTTGCACGAGCACCAGCAATCACCGAACGGATCAGGTTCTTGTCGGCCACATACGCCAGCTGACGACCGATTTCCGTCGAGTAGATCGAACGGACATCGTAGTGATTCTTGGCTTCATCGATGTTCGCGATGAAGGCCGAAGACACCAGCATGTCGTCGATGCTGATCACAACCTCAGCGTGCGGAATGCGCGACAGGTACTTGCTAGCGGCGGGGCTACCACCGTTATCCGTGATCATCAGCGACTCACCCGGAGTGTGGTAGCCGGCGGTTGCAATGCCGGTGGTCGGGAACTGAGCCGACTTACCGCTGCTGATGCTACGCACGGTGTGCAGAGGCATCATCACATTCTCCACCTCGAAGGTGGTCAGAACTTCGCCAGCGAACTGCTTGAGGAACAGAGCGTTGTCGTTTGCGTAAGAGCCGCCAGTGAGGTTGACCTGTCCCAGACGGGACGGGCTAGTTTCCATGTATGCCATTTTTCAGTGCTCCAGTAAATTGATGTGGGTGATGTTGAATTTCAGGGTTGCTAGATAGCCGTGAACTGGAGCATCAGTTGTCCGTCGTAACGGGCTGAGGGTTCACTTCATCTTCCAAACCTGGGACTGACCCTGCATACCACCCTTCGGGCAGGGTCACAGCGTTCTGGGAAAGGATCCACGAGGATCCATCCCAGTAATAGACATGGCCCCGTACATCGGGGCCAAGCCTTACGAGAGTTCTTGAGGGTTCAACGAGGACCACCTTTGAGCCGCTGCATGCCGCGAGCAAACCGCTCACGCCAGTCATCAGGCAAAGGAGGAGACTCGGAAGCCGTAGTGGGCTTCTTCGCGTTCTCAATCCAAGCGTCAAGTAACGCCTTGAAGAGAGCATAGAGAGCAGGTACAAGCCCGGTCACTCAGTGGGCTTCTTCATGCTGAGGCGAGCACCAGTGTAGCCAAGGCTAACCAGAGCCACCACGGCAGTACCAATCATCTGATTCCACACGCTCTCTGTGGGGACGAGGCCAGAAGCCTGGACGGCCCCAATAGCGCAGGCAAACAGGGACAGCCAAAACTCACTTGTCTTGTATCCGGGCTTCATCGTGCACCTCCAAAGACATCACTGACACGGAGACGATCTTCCACATCCTTACGATAGGCGGGGTCGCTCTTGTAGCGGGGATCCTTCATGGCAGAGGTCAACTCGGCCAACGAGCGGTAAGCCGAGGATCCCGTGGTAGCCGAAGTCCCCTGTAGAAGGTTTGGACGGCCATTGGCCGACGAGTAACGAGCGTGGAGGCCACGCACGGCCATCAGGATCGAAGCCTGGTTGCCACTCTCGATCAGGTTGTCGAATGCCTCGATCTCATCGGGAGGGAGGTTCTCACCAGCCCACGAGATCATCTCCTGATACTGCTCCTGACCACCAGTGGCCGAGTAGACCTGGCTCACCTGAGCGTCAGCCACGGCCTTCTGGCCGGCCACGAAGGCATCAACCATCTGACGAGGGATGCCACGGCTCTCGAAGAGCTTGTAACTCTTCTCCGACAACTGGCCCGTAGCGGCGAACTCCTCGCTCATAGGAGCGATGTCTTCGGGAGTCAGGCCAGCGGCTTGGACTGCCTTCTCCACCTGCGTATCCGACTGCTTCGCCTGAGTGAACCGAGACTCAAGTTCGGAGTACGCCTTAGCGAGATCCTCTGGGCTTTGGAACTTCTCAGGCAGCCACTGAGGACGAACACTGTCGGTCGGGGCAGCCGTTGGAACGGCAGGCTGAGAGTTAGCAGCGGGTGACTGTGCATTGGCGGTCGGAGCCTCAGCGGGGGCGGGGGTGCTTCGGATTTCGATTCGGTCCATATATGATCCTTATTGGCCCTGTTGGGCCTGGGCGCGCTGCATCATGCTCTGAGCAGCCGCCGACGAAAGAGCCGGCATGGTCTGCTGCATGGTCTGATTATATGCAGCCGCCTGCTGTTCCGCATTCAGTTGTTCCTCGGTCTTGACCAGTCCATTGGTCTCGATTCCGAGAGCCGCAGCGCGGCGGGTGAGGTACTCACGGACATCCACATACTGCTGGATGGCCTGAGGACCAAGAATCTGGCCGATGCCTTGGAGATACACATCCAGCCGGCTCAGGTCGTTACCTCGGCCCAAGGCTTCGATGCCCGTGACGATGGCGGGGGTGACGAACTTCTTGGGAACCTTGGGCAGACGCTTCTCGCGCTCCATCTGCTCCATCATCTTGTAGACCAGCGGCAACTGGAACTCCTGCGAGAGCAGGCTGTAGATGCCACCGAGCTGACGCTCGATGCTCTGGGTCACCAGACGCACTTCCTCAGCGGTCACTCGGTCAGCATTGCGGATGCTGGCCTCAGTCAGCAGGAAGGCGTAAGACAGACGCTCGGAGATTGCATTGATGGCCGACAGGGCCGTAGCAAAGTCGGCCTGCTTGCCAGTCTGGAGCACCGAGACATCACCTGCGCTGCCCTCGCGGATTGCGCCATTGGGAGCCTTGGCCAGCGTGGACGCCTTGGTCGTGCCGTTGGGGTTCACAAGGAACAGCACCTTGGATGCAGCCGCTGCGCCCTCGACGATGACCTGGGTCAGAGCCTCGAGAGACTTCAGGTCTCCGAGGTACTGCTCCACATAGCCACGACCGTAGTCCTCTCCATCTACTCGGATCATTCGCAGAGCGAGGAACGGAGACTTGGTCTCATCGAAGATGCCGTAGGAGCCGGGGACTTCAATGCCCTTGATCTCCTGCCACATCTCGACCTTTCCACCGGGAAGTGTGTGGATGCAGGTGAACAGGTCCACATTGTTCTCGTGGGAGTTGCTCAGTGCACCAACCTCAAGGATGCTCATCATCTCCGGAGGCAGCATGGACTTGGCCACGCCTTCCTTGATGATGACCATCTTGACGCGGCCCATGGGATCCCGCTTCACCACATAGCGATCCATGCGAATCACGCGGAGAGGACCGCCTTCCACGGGGAAGTACAGGCCGGCATTGCCGCAGATGATCAGCTGCTTGATGGCCTCGAAAGCCGCCACACGAACCGCCTGCACCTCGACTTCACGCATGACGAGACGCTCGCGCTCAGACATGGCGCGTTCGATCTCGGACTTGATTCGAGGGTCCACTCCCTGCAATTTGCGGATAGCCGCTTCATCCACCACGAGCCTGAAGAAAGGCGAATTGGGTGGCAATAGGGAGAGAAGGAGGGCTGAGGAGAGATTGTTCACTCCTCGTGCACCGACGGATTGCCAAGGCGTTGCAAAACGCTTGTCCGTCGTGGACCCCTCGTCTGGCATCACGGTCGGGATCGTCAGTCGAGAGCAATCCCGTGCTCGTGAAAGATACGGAAATCGGAGTGACTCCAGCTTGGAGTACTCGCTAGCGGCGGTTCCTCGGTTCATCAGAATCCTGGGGTTCCAAGGGTCGAAGCAATGGTCAGATTCTTACGCATCCGACGCTTCACCATGGACTGAGCATCCGTACCGCCGCCGGCTGGAGCAGCAACCTGCTGCTGCTTCATGTCTGGAGCCGGGGGAGGCGGAAGCGACTCAATCACCGGGAGCGGCGCGGGGGCCGGAGCCTTGTTACCACCAAAGAGACCTGGGAAGCACATGTTGATTTCCTCGTTTGTTATCAGAAAGTACCGAGCCCGACGGAGAGACCTCTACGCCTACTCCGTCGGGACACCGCACTGCTAAGAGAACCCATCAAATCGATGTTGTCAGTGGATCCAGCCATGGGTTCAGGCATGGTAATGGAAGGACTGAAAGGAACTAAAGCCGTTGGTTTCGGCGGAAACTTAGCAGCAAAACGAGCAAGGTATCCTTTGGGATAAGCCAACGCGTGTGGGCTTTTTGGTCCCATTGGAACTCGATCAAATCCGCCACGAAGTCGAATTGGAAGTGAGTCGTATAGCGGAGCGTTCCAGCGCATGGGTTCCTCACATGTCTTCTAATTCTTGACTCACCTTTACCACCGCGTTCTGCCGTTCAAACTCCTTGTTCAGGAATTGAATGACCGATCTACGACCCACATTGGCCCAGATTTCCCGATCAGTATCGGTCATCAATGGAGTCTTCTCAGGAAACCTGAGATTCAACTCATCCATCAATGCCTTAGGAATGGGCGGAAACGGGGTATCGCGGTTCCTTATAGTCATCGAAATGTGTCCATGGTGTAGCGTTCTTTCAGCAGACGACGCTTGAGTTTGTTCAGCGCATCAGACGCTGCTGCCCTAGCGGCACTCTCGCTGACTGGAAGTTGACCACAGGCGATGGCTCGCTTGTTGTACTCCTCGACCACCTCATTCCAAGGACGGAGAGACAGAGTCCCGACCATCCTCTTTTGAGGTGGTGTAGGCGAGGAAGAGGACGGAGTAGTTGATGATGTCTTGGATGGTGTCATGGAGTTTCTCGTCGGCAACTTGGAAAGTACCTGTGTCACAGAAGGTTGAAAGGCGGCTCATCTTGTCGGTCAGTCGAACCAGGAATCCGCGCTCAGTCGTGCAGATTCCCATGTTCTCACACCGGGTGAAGTTGAGGAAAGGATTGACGCCACTGGCCCCGCCGCTGTAATCCGCGTTCTTACGCTTCATCAGCTCGTAGGCAGCAGTGCAAACGGTCTTATGCAGTTCCAGCAGTCGGTCTCGATTCATGGGTCGGAGTCCAGAGTTTGACTTTGTGGGTTCGGAATGAATACTCCCCTTTGCGAAGGATTCGAGCAACTCGCGCTTGTTGTAGTGCTTCATGTTCGTTGAGTCCTGCCTTTATGTATGCGTTTACCACGGTAGACCACACGGCTCCGTGTTCTGCCAGCAACTTCTCAGCGGTCTTCGGGCCAACACCGGGACATCCGGGGTAGCCGTCAGAAGTGTCTCCAATCAGTGTCTGGTAGAGGTGGTTGTAGTCGGCCTCTTGAAGCGTAATTGTACGCTCAGATCCGTCGTTTGGGTTGTGCAGCCGGCAAGGAATTGTCTTTAGATCCTTGTCAGCGGACACCACAATCATCGGATCTCGGATGCCTGGGTACGCCCCAGTAGCCAGCAGACCGAGCACATCGTCAGCCTCCAGCGTCGGAGACTCATACACACGGTAGGCCATCCTGATGTAGTCCTTCAGGGCCGAGTACACCACTGGCTTCCTGTTGGTCTTGCGGTGGGCCTTGTACGAGGGCATCACCTTGTTGCGCCAGTTGTCGCCTGAGGTCAAGGCGAAGATGCACCGACCTGCGTTGAACTTCTCCATCAGGTTCTTGATCCAGTAGTCCAGCCGCTGCTTGGCCTCGGAGGCGTCAGCGTGCAGGGTCCACAGATCGTCGCCCCAGTCGATTGGCTCTTCAACAGCCACGGCGATCTGGTAGATGGCGATGTCGCCGTCAATCAATAGAGTCTTCATCGATGCTCCTTTCAGCAGCTGCGGACGCCATTCCGATCAGGCCGGAGACTCCATGGTGTGAACCCTGGAGAAACAGGACATAGTCGGACAGCGTGTTGGTCTTCTCCTGATACCCGATGAACACTGCGTCATCGAACCGCTTACGGAGTTCGTTCAGCAGATCCTTGGTCTGGTAGTACTCGAGTGGGTGTGGCTGCTTTGGTTCAGACATAGTTGATCACTTTCAGCGAGGAGAGTTCCTTCTGTAACTGCTTCCGAGCCTCGCTCTGCTTCGGAAGTTTTGACATGGCCAGCACCGCCTCTACCTGAAGTTTCTTCTCTTGGATGTAAGGGGAGACACTTCTGCACATGTGTAGCGCATTTGATCCGCAGATCTTGTACCGATAGGTGGTGCGCCACTTGTCGGAATTTCGGGTATTGGATCGCATGCTTACTGTGCCACCGAAGAACTGCTTGATCCACATGAGGGTGTGTGGGTATGTGTTGGTGATCTCGATGACCGGGGTGTTCACGAAGGTGAAACAGCCCTCTCCATCGAGGTAGCCAGCAATGTACGCCACTTGGGCCTCAGTCGGCTCAATGCGTCTCTGCCCAGTTCCCTCCGATTCGGAACTCGCCATCAAGCGGGCATCGGAACTTGAAGACCTCACCGGATAGGCGGATGGATTCGACGCAGAGTTGACCTGTCTGTTTTGCATTGTCTTCCTTAACAATGTACTGGATTTCGTCGTGCACATGCGCGACCTGGGTGACCTCGATCTTGGCCTTCTTGAATCGACGCCAAGCGAGGACTGTTGCCTGCTTCATGAGAATCGCTCCGGCAGACTGAAGCAGGGTGTTCAGGGCTGCGTGCTTTGACCGTGGGCGCAACTTGCGGCCATCCAGTCCAATCAGGTATCCACGAGTCTCCATGGCTCGCTCGATGTCATCCTTGAGCCGCTTGAGCGCAGGAACCTTGGAAAGGAATCGATCCTTGACTCGCTTTCCTTCCTGTCGACTACCTCCGATGATCTTGCCAATCTTCTCGTCACCTGCGCCATACACGAGCGCGTAGATGAACACCTTGGCCTGATCTCTGGTCTGCAACCCCGCGGCCTGCTGGTTCATCGTGTGGATGTCCCCGCTGACCACGGTCTTCGCATAGACGCCATCGTCGTACTTGGCCATGTAGTGGGCCAAGCACCTCAACTCCAAACCGCTCGCGTCCACGCCGACCATCTTGAAGCCGGCTGGAGCGTAGAACAAAGCGCGGCACTCCTTGCCATAGGGACTCTTCACGCTCGGAACCTGGGCCATGTTTGGACCAGAGTGTGAGCAACGGCCAGTCACGGCTCCGTTGGTGTTCACCCGGCCAAAGATCTTCCCGTTCTTTGAGAGCTTGATCCAGCCTTCCTTGCCATCCCCAAGTTGACCGATGCGCTTCTCGATGAGCAGGTACTTACTGAGCAACTTGGCCTCCTCGTACTCCAGCGAGGACAGCACCTCCTCATCGACCTTTGGCCGGCCATCGGGAGTGAACTCCGAAGGACGCCAGTTGTGCTTCGCCATCAGACCCTCGGCAATCTGAAGCCTGCTGCCTGGGTTGAATGGAATGTACTTCTTCTTGGTCTTCAACTGCACGACCTTGGGCGGGAAGAGATCGACTAGACGACGAGACAGCGCATCCTTCTCGGCTGTCAGGGTGGTGTACAGATCCGTAGCAGCACGCTCGTTGAACGGGATGCCGCTGCGCTCCTGCTCCTGAATGATGGCCGCAAAGTCGTGCTCGAGGGCCATAGACATCAGCGTCGGCTCCTCGCCCAAGATCTTCGCGTACAACGCCTTGGTCACCTCAACATCCTTGGCGCAGTACTCAGCCATCTCATCGGTGAACTTGTCGAACGAGTTGTTCGACTTGAAGTCCCCCTTGAGAACCCCAAGGCGGTGGCCCCAGGCTTCGAGACTGTGCTTGCCAATCAACTGCTTCGGGAAGCCGCGCTCCAGCTTGATGAAATCGTCTTCCTTCACATCAGGCCAGCACAGACGAGCAGCCACCAAGGTGTCCACCACGGATGTCTCCCAAGTCGGCTCGTAGCCGTACACCTTGGACAACGCCCGAAGATCAAAACCCATGATGTTGTGGCCCACAATCTTCTTGGCCTTCTTCAGGATCTCCAGCGCATCAGCGATGTGTTTACCGTGGTAAACCTTGACGCCGTCTCCAGCGTCCAAAGCGATGCAGTGCACGACCTTGAGATCCGAGAGGTGCTTGAAGTCCTCAATGCCGTTGGTTTCAATGTCGAAGATTACGGTACTCATGGCTTCTCCTTGAAGCAGTCCCAGTTGCGCCTCTTGGCTTCGCGCTTCTTGTCGCTCTCGTTCATGCGCAGCCCAGTTTCATTCATGCTGCATACCTCACGCCTCGCCTCGTCGCGCTCTCCAAGCAAATCCGTCACCTGCTGTCGAAGTTGCATGATGTCGCGGTCGGCCTTCTGCATTGCCTGTCGGAACGCCTCGACTTCCTCCATCAGGTTCTCAATCATCAAGGCTGCAATATTCCGCTCGGTATTAGCCATTGCTCCCATGCCTTCCCACGGGATACGCAAAGACTCCACATGCCTCCTACGGCACTGCCACTTGAATGCGTCGTGACTTGCTGGATCGTAACTCATTCGTCACCTCCAAAGTCGAACTCATCAGGAAGGGTTGTCTCGCTAAGTCGGCCAGTCTTCTTGTCGTACTCAAGCCGGCACGCCACACCAGTGTCTCCGGTGTAGCGATTCTTCAGCACACGCATGGTCGTGAAGTTAGCAGATTCACGATCTTGCTGATCACGCTCCAGGCCGATGACCGCATCGGACAGCTGAGAGATGGCGTGGCTACCACGCAGATGGCTCAGGCTCGTCTGTGCGCCCTCCTCGTGACCGCGGCCCTCAGGTCGCTTGAGGTGACTCACGAGGAACATGGCCACACCCGTCTCCTCCACGAGGGATCGCAACTTGGTCATGGTGTTGTCGATGATGCGCCGCTCGTCTCCATCGGCCAGTCCAGACACAACGATGGACAGGTGATCAAGGAAGATGTGGGTGCAGCCGGCGGCCTTGGCCATGTACCGGATCTGTGCAATCAGGTTCTCTGATTCGCAGGATCCCCAGTGGTCGTACAGCACCACGCGACCCGTGCCCAAGGTGGCCTCGAATGCGTCCTTCATGCGGCTGACTGAAACCTTCTCTTCCGTCCACTTGAAAGGGGGGCAGTTCATGTGGACCGCCATGATGCCCTGAGCACTGCGCTTCACGCTTTCCTCGAGGGCGATGTATCCGATCTTGGATCCCTTGGCCACCAAGTGGTACGCCAGTTCACGGCAGATGCTGGACTTGCCGATGCCCGTGCCTGAGCACAGTGTCACCAGTTCACCAGCGCGGATGCCGAGCAGCTTGTCGTTCAGTCCCTTCCATGGGTACTGCACTGACGGCGACTGATCCTCGGTGGACACCATGTCCCACAGTTCTTCTCCAAGCACCACACCGTCAGGCCGGAACGAACGGGCCTGCCAAATGGCGTTGGACAGCTCCTTCACCTTGCCTGCCACCAGCATCTCATTCGCATCCTTCATGGGCAGCGAAGCGATCTGTGCCTTACCGGGGCTGAGCAGCATGGCGCACTCGTTGGCCGCCTTCTGTCCAGGCTCGTCGCTGTCGAAGCAGAAGACCACGGTCTCGAACTTCTCCAGCCAGTCGATCTCCTTGCGGACATACTTGGCCGCGCTGAGTGCACCGTTGGGCACACTCACGACAGGCCACGAGTTGTTGGTGATCTGACTGACGGAGAGAGCATCGATCTCCCCTTCAGTGATCACCACGCGCTTGCCGCCGTCCTTCCACAGGTGCGCCCCGTACAGCCCCATCAACTCCGCGTTGCCGAGGATGCGGAAGGACTTGTCGGGGAACCGCAGCTTCTGAGCCACGAGCACGCCGCTGTTCTTGTAGTAGTTGGCGATCTGCACGGGGCTGCCCTGATACGAGCCAATGCCATACTTCCACTTCTGGCAGGTCTCTTCAGAGATCCCTCGCTTGTTCAGGCCGGCAACGGTGAACTGAAGAAAGCGGCTGGTGTCCGCTGCTTCAGTGGTCTCTTCGGTAATCACGGTATCTCCTTTTTCAAAATGTCCACAGCCAAAGCAATAGGCATGGCCATCGTCATACCTGCCCAAGTTGTCTTTCGACCCACAGTTGGGGCAGGGTTCATGTCTCAAGAATGTCGATTCCACTTTAGGTTTCCTAGGTTCTACGCAAGTAGATGAGGATGCCTGGTTCGTCAGTACCCACGAAACGCTTGTCAGCGTCGAACTCGCAGATCTGATCATCATCAGCCCAGAGAACTCCGTTGAAGACATCGAGAGTCTTCAGGTAGTTGTCCAGGTCCCCCACAGGCCAAGCCCTCTTGCTGGTCTTCGGCTTACTCACGAAGAACGACACAATGGCCTTGAGCCTACCTTGGAGTGGGAGACCCTTGGGCAATTCCGTCTGCCCAAGGATCTCCGCAAACTCCTTACGAAAGTTGGCGTACCGCTTTCCGTAGTAGGTTCCCCATCGGGTTACTCGAGGTCTGCTCGCAGGCACAGGTTCAATCTGTGCCCACACATCGAGGCCGCAAGGGTGAGGTCTGATGAATAACCGGGTCATCAGAAATCAGCGTCGGCGGTTTCCTCGGAGTCCTGACTGGCCTCTTCAGCCGGCTTCACGCCGTCCGACACGAAGCCATCTTCCTCCTTGAACCAAGACGACGAGCCGCCACCTGCGCTGAACTCACGGAGTTCGATGACCTGGACTGCCTTCAGTCGCAGAGTCACGCCCACGCCAACCGTAGGACTGAAGAAGGGGCTGATCTCGCAGCCAACCTTGATGATCGAGCCGCCACCAATGCGCTCAGACATCGGCTTGCCCTTGGAGTCGAAGATCGCAGGACGCTGAGTCCAGGTCTTCTCTCCGCTGCCTCCAGTGCTCTTGAGCTTGAACTTGATGTCGAGTTCGCCAGTCTCGTTGCCCTCTTCGTCGAGGACTGCCTTGATCGGAAGATCAGCCTTCTTCGGCTTCTTCTTCGTCTCCTTGCAGGTTGCATCGTAGAACTCAGATGCCACCTTCTTGATGCCAGCGATGAACTCAGTGGCTGACTTGTCGTCACCCCGCACTCGGAGGGAGACGGAGTAGACACCAGCAGCATCGAACCGACGATCAGGCTCGTTGATCCAAGGGTAGACGGCAGTGCCCTTAGGGGAAGTAGTACGCACAGACTTGGTCTTAGACACGGTAGTGATCTCCTAGTAAGAGTTAGGTTTACCTTGGTATACCCTGTGTATACCTTGTATTACTGTAAGAGAAGAATACTAAGTCTTCTTACTATGTCAACCTTGGATAGCAATGGAATCAAGAGAAGTAGTAGAGACTTCTGATGACTTCAGAGATATTCATGTCTCCTTGAGTAGGAACCTCAGGTAACTTCTGGTTCAATGGTAGCATTGACTCGATCTGCTTCTTGAAACTTTCTAGGAAATTCTCAGAAAAGATTGAGACGGTGGCCTGACGCAGACAGTCGTAGAGACCCTGGGACTCGCCGGCTGTCGTCGCATAGGAGTCGTGTACGGTCATCCAGTTCTGAACCCCGAAGTGTACACCGCTGTTCACGGTCAGACCCAAGAGCCCACCGATGCCGTCCAAGGAGTGCACCACATTGGCAGCGATGCCGTTGTGAGTCTTACGCGCATCCAGTTTTCCGTTGCCAATGCGGACCACATGCTGCCTGATGGTGCGTCCGATGGCCGTCTTGATGGGCACGCTGGTGCTCATCTCGTACTGCATGTCCACCAGGAATCCGCACGGAGTCCACCACTTCGGGCTGATCTTGTTCTTCACGCAGACATCGGCCACCTCTTGGAACCAGTCCATGCCGACTCGAGCTGACCTGACGACATCACCGATTGCAGCCCAGATGATCTCGGCCAAGTAGTTGCATGGCTTGTAGGTCTCAGTGCCGAATGGATTCTCCTTGCCGTTCTTCTTGATCTGCTCGTAGAACCACTCGACGGTGTACTGACGGCAGGAGTAGAAGGTTGAACCGTATGGGAGAGTCATGGTCTGACGCTTGGTGGACTTGCGGTCGATGCCAAACTTCAGCCATTTCTTCGCGTATTCGGTGAACTCAGGTCTATCCTCGGTGGTCAACTTGTTGACCGCGGCTGATGCAACCTCACTGTAGATGTCACTCGGTGTAGCACGGGGTAGTACATTGGTGGCAACGCCTGCGACCTTGTCCCTGAGCAGCATCGAGTAAATCTGCAAGCCCTGCGTTGTTGCATCTTGGCTGATCGGGAGTCGGCTAACATAGCCGTAGCCATGCTTCTTGAACTCTGCCCACTCGAACGCAGCAGCCAAAAACTTCCATGGCTTGTCGGCTTTGACCCATTCACGACACGCCAGCGGGTCTGATGCAATGCTTACTATCACGCTTTCGTGATCCTGGGTCCACTTGACGCGGTCGTCGTATGAATCCTTGTCGTTACCCCAACAGTTAGCCACATGAATCGCAAGCCAACGCTCCGCTACCTTGTCGTTGATTGGCGTACCGTTCTTGAAAAGGAGAAGCGAGGCCGCCCACTCCGGGCCTTGCGGCTGGAGGTAATACGGCACTGGGTATTCGCGTCCGCGAAAGTCCAACTGACGCGGGAAGTAGAGGTCATTTGCTTCAAACTTGTCGCAAAGGTACAGGAGTTTAGACACCTGTAGACGCCGACTGGTCTGCCGCTCAAGCTCGAAGTAGTGGCGAGCTGCTGCCTTCTTCCAGGCTCGCAACTTCTCTGGATCCGACTTGATGTCTTCGGTCAACGGCGGTGGCGGATCGTCACTGACAGCCGGCAGGCTGCCAAGTGAGAGACCCGATTCCCAAGTCTCCTTCATGACCTTGTACACACGGGAGTTGATCATGAAGGGCACTGACTGAAGGGTGTTCACGGCCTTGTACACCATTGGCATGCCAGTGGATGTGACCGTGGAGATCCAGTTCTTGTCCCGCCCCTTGACCAACGGCTTGGTGCGGAACGCTCCTGCCGGATAGCCTCCAAGGTTTGGTGCAGTCCAGTCCACAGGCTTCTCGACCATGGGCATGTACACAGGCTTCATGAACTCGCCCATCTTGTGGGCAGTCTTGATCCACTGCATGACTTCGTCTGTTGGGCGCACGAGCGTGACGCCCTTGCCCATGACATTGGTACGAGTGACTACCTCGATGATGCCCGTGGCCTCCCTCATCAGCTCGATACACACAAGTCCAACCTGGACCATGTCTTTGCGGTCCCACGAGGGGAGGTCCACATGGGTGTCTTTGGCCGTGCGCTTGATGAACTTAGCCTTGGTGTTGTAGGCCGATCCCTTGTCGATGTTGCGCTTGATGTGGCTCCACATTGCAGGCTGAGTGTCCTGAATATGGCGGAACTTGGCCTCATCTTCGAGCAACTTGGCCACTTGATACGCCGTTGCCGTGATCTTTCGGTTCTGACTGATGCAGTCAATGATGCACTGGCAGGTCAGGCCGGCGATCACATCGGTTGGCAGCATGGTCAGGTACTGGTGCGCTCGGTGTCGTCGCCCAGGCTTGTGCTCGCACTCCTTCAGCCATCGCTTCAGCCGGCTAGACAGATTGGGCACGGCCTTGGACAGCAGCCTGGAGCCAGCCGGCGTGGTGGACTCAATGCCTAGCGTCTGAGCCTTGTGGACCTTGGACCAGTGGCGGTTCTTGCCATCCTCCACCATGTCCTTGTTGATCTGCGTCTGAGTCTTGGCCTTCTTCATATTTCTCCTGCTATAGAGTCAGCGATCTACACAATCAGTCTACCATGGTATACTGGTACGCCAAAAACGCTAAATAAAAAAGCCCCCCCTAGCGCGAAGCATAGGAGGGGCCACTCACAGGAGAGTTACCGTAGGCACATCGTACCTACGGCAACTGTGGGTGCAGGGGGATTACACCAGGTTGTTCGCAGTCTCCTGCGGAGTAGTCTCGTTGATGCCGAACTCCTCGTTGAGGATGTTCTGCAAACGATTGGTGCGCGTGCTGCGCTCGAACAGGTTGCGACCACGGTCGTAGGAAGTGAAGGCGTTGTACAGGGACCACACATTGCGATCCTTGAACTCGGCGTGCTCCGGGGTCTTCCAGTGATCCAGCACCTGACCGATGCCGGATGCCGGGATGATGTTCTCATCGTATGCACGGCAGACGACATGGTGAACCTGTCGCAGACTGCTGGCGTCCGTGTTGCGGAACGAGTGGAACAACTGGTTGATCGACGCAGCTCGCTTCTCCAAGGTAACCACGCTGCGGTCGATGTACACCCTGAGGCGATCCCACACATTGGTCGTGTGCTTGGTACGCATCAGGTACTCGGCAGACAGGCATCCGTTGGTGCAGACGAACACGCTAGTGCCCACTGCATTCTTGACTGCCACCTGCTTGTTGTACGAGTTGATCATGGCTGTCTCCCATGTGAAGCCCATGCCAGTGGGCAGCCATGGAGCCATGACTCGGACCTTCGAGATGAACACATCCTGGCTCTTGGTCACCCAGTGCTCCTCGTGTGCAATCTGATAACCGTAGCGTTCGAGAGTGACGGTCCATGCGTTGAACAGGTTGTCCTGCCGGACAGGGGTGTACGACGAGGTGGCCTCCGGCACAGGCATGCGGGAGATGTCGTCGATGGAGACGCGAGATCCCCAAGGTAGGTTGGATGGGACGGAACGAGTCTGATTGGAAAATGGATTCATTGGTGTATCTCCTGTGTGTGGGTTAGCGAGCAGTGACGAAGTCATTCAGCACCTTGCGGAACGACTCGACGAGTGTCAGCATCTCCGACTTGAACTCACGGTGGTGATTACGAAGTTCTTGCAGCTCAGCCATGAGATTGTTGTCGCTGTTGCGCTCCAGGTCTGAGATACGGCTATTCAAATCCTGGTAGTCGGCTTCCTCAAGATCGTTGATCCGATCTTCCAACTTCTCGAGATCACGGTTGCATGCGAAGTCGTCGGGCATGTCTTCGATCCGACGCTCAGCGTCCTCAAGGCGAGACTCGAGGTCTTCGATCTTGTCCAGATCAGCCTCCTGCTTCACCTGCTCCGCGACCTTCTCGACGAGGTCATCAATCACCGACTCGGGAATGTTCACATCAATCGTCATGTCAGTATCTCCTGTGTCTCGGTGGTATACCGCGGTAAACACTTACCGTCAGCACTCAGTGAGCCGAGTTCTCTACTGATCAGCGCAATATATCAGACCGACAGTGAATTGTCAAGCGCGAAGATGCGCTTGCCAATCCAACGCATGACTGGGACAGCCATGCTGTTGCCTAGTGCCTTGTACCGCGGACCATCCGCGGCTGGCTTGTTACGGTGATTCACCAGTGTCCAGTTGTCAGGGAATCCTTGCAGCCGCTCGCACTCGATGGGCGTGAGCCGGCGGACATGGAGATCCTCGACGACACCATGGGTATCCCGTTCACCAGTGTCAAACTGGTTGAGGGTGTTGGCCACGGTGGCCGGAACCCAGGTCTCGTCATCGGTTGACGACTGGGCACGACGGGACTTGCGGAAGACAGTCAGGTTCTGACACTCGTCTCCTGATGGTCCTCCTGTGCCTTTGCTCCACTTGCTGCTGACCGTAGCAGCGCAGTCCGCAACGGCTCCACTATTGCCTTGCCGCGACGCTCCGCTCGCAGGAGGATTCCCGCCGCAGCTCTCGCGCTCAAAGAGTACTTGGGCTGCGCGGTTGTCTCCAAGACTTGCGACAACAAAGACACGACGGCGTCTCTGGGGAACTCCGAACCATTGAGCGTCAAGAACCCGCCAGTTAGTCCAATACCCCATGTCGGCCAACGACTGGATGAAGCAGCCAAAATCCTGTCCTTCTGAGGAGGACAGAACACCAGGGACATTCTCCCATACAACCCATCGCGGTCGGACACGCTCAACCAACTCAAGGTACGAGAGCATAACTCTGCCTCTTTGGTCAGCGAGGCCGGCGCGTTTCCCTGCGACACTGAAGGACTGGCAGGGAGTTCCTCCGACCACAAGGTCTGCTGATCCTGCTTGGAGTGGCCACGACGCTTGCTCATTTAGATCTCCGAAGTTAGGGACTGATGGAAACCGCTGCGCCAACACGGAGCAGGGGAATGATTCGATCTCGCTGAATCCGACTGGGGTCCAACCCAGGTCGTGCCACGCTACTGATGCGGCTTCGATGCCGCTGCATACTGAAAGGTATCGCATGTGTTGCTCCTGTATACCGTGGTAAACCGCGTGAGGTAAGAGATGCGCGGCCCCTCTGTTTGGCTAAACCTTGAGTGAATCGATGAACGCTTGCTCCTCGTCTGTGAGCCAGTACTCCTCAGCCAATCGTTCTAGTAGCGGCAGCATGTGTGCAAGGACACCGAAGTTCCCTGCATCCCGAAGGATCACAAGCCGCGCTAGATAGGACGACACGAAACGAGGTTCATATGGGGCTGGTTCAGGCACTCTGCATGCAATCCTCCTTGACCGCGAAGGAGCCTGCGGTCTCAGGCTTGACCCCCTTCAACTTCAGACCAACGATGCACCCCTTGGGGTCAAGGAAGCGCAGGTCATGGGCGTCCCCGTCTACCACGGTAAACCCGCGGAACTCCGAAGGGAACCAACCCGCAAAGACCATGGACACACGGCCGCCTGCCTTGAGAACATCCAGGCACTCGTGCCAGTTCTCCCCGCTGTACGACAGCGTCAGGTCGTAGCCATCGAATGGCCGAGCCAGTCGAGCAGCGATCTTGGTGTAGTCGTAGAGACGGAAGCCAAGGGACTTGGCGTACTCGAGGAGACCTGGGTTCAGCACCTCCCACGCAATGTCGCTGAAGGCGTTGAGACGGAGAGCCTTCTTGGCACGCTTGCCAAGCTTGATGCTCCACTTGTGCAACTCGTGCTCGATGATGGCCATTGCAGCCTCGGGGTGCGTGAACAGAAACTTGGTACGCATGACACGGGACTCCACAACAGCCGGGTATCGACGGGCATTGCCTGCCGAGTGACCGATGCACGACATGCGGCACTCCTGCGTCGAGCACGGGCACACATTGATGCCCGACATGTCAGCAGGTGCGAGCGAGAGACTGATCGTGTTCCACCCACGGCCTTTGCCCTTGGCCAACTTGGCGTTGGCATCGGGAGCAGTGAGCAGTGGGCTGCCGCTGAGCCTGCGCCAAATGCGGATGGCCTCGGAGTAAGGCAGGCGGCGATCCCATGCACCCTTGAGGCGTGCATACGGTGAGACAGGCAGTGCCTGTGGCAAAGCAAACGGTTCCATGTGAGTGACTCCTGTGAGTTGGGGTATACCGTGGTATACCGACGGGTTGTTGGGCTACGATGCCCTGATGAGTACGCAGTATCCCATGAACGCTAGTCCTTGTCAAGCCTGAAGTAAGCAGTGGCGAACCACAGCAGGCCGATGAGAACGACGCTCCAGTAGGCGTAGATGCACGCCCTGAAGAAGGGGTTGAGATTATCCAAAGGCTCCCTTCCAGTCTTCAGGAGACATGTTGGACACGAGGAACTCTCGGTCATCCTTGGACATGAACGGCAGAGCACGCTGAATTAGGTCGCCCTGACCCCATGCCTCCAAGCCGATGAACAGAGCCTCCATGATGTGGTAGGCGGTGTTGTACGGCCGGCCAGCCAGGTCTGACCCCACCACACACGCTTCCATGCGTGGAGGATCAGCGTCCTGATTCATCTGCACACGGATGATCTGATGGTGACGCAGGATCTCCTTCTCGATCTTGCGCCGGCGATTGGTCCACCTGAAGTCACTGACGCTCATGCTGCACCTCCCTCGAGGATCTCCTTGAACTTCTTGACCTGCGCCCGCAGACGGATGAGCTCTGCGTTGCGCTCGTCACGCTCGACGGAATGACGCATCAAGGCCGAGCACATGCGTGCAAGGTATTCAAGATCGGGGCGGTCCAGTCGGGACTTCTCGTGGATGAGCGGCTCTTCTTCGCAGCAGAGTGCCCAGTATCCCTGAATGTGGTCATCGTCGAGGCGGTCGCCAAGAGACCCCAAGAGACGCTGCATACCGTAGCCGCCGAGCACGCCCTTGGCGTCATCCTGCGGATCTTCTGCCTCGATCATGAAGATGAAACGCTTGACCATTGGTGCTGACTTGTTGAGTTCTGGCATAGTAAATCTCCTTGCGGTGTATACCGCGGTAAACATTAGACCTTCGACATGAGCCGACCTTCGGCCCATTCAATGTACGCCGGCCAGTCCGACCCAAGGATGACCGCATCATCCGCGCTGCACTTGAACGCAGACCTGGGTTCCAAGTCCTGATGCACCTCCATGAGACGGATGGCATGCCAGTAGGCATTGTTCCATTGGTTCATGCGGAACTTGTACTGCTCATGCTTCCTGTAACTGACGCCAATCCATGGATCCTTGAACCACAGACTCCACGCCTGCATCCACAGCTCATTCATGGGGCCGGGCACGCACATGAGCCGGCTGAGACCACGACGGTCCACGCCCAGTGAAACGAGGGCGTCATACATGACCATGTTGGAATCGCAGAAGTCATGCGAATGGCATACAAGGTTCTCCTTCTCGGTGAGGTTCCGATGGATGGCGAGCCTGTACTCCTTGGCCGTCATGTTCTGACGCAGCAGTTTGCCGAAGCGTACTGCCAGTCTATGAGGCTTGATCTCTCTCCATGTCATCAGCGGAACTCCTCGCAAAGAATGTTGCTTGCCTCGTTGTACACGCTCGGCACATCGTCCTCGTGGTTATCGATGATGATGTCCAACAGATTCCTCGTGCGACACAGGGCAGAGATGGCTGCACTGACTAACTTGGATGTCTCGGGCTTGCCTGCTGACGCAGTGAAGCCCTGGAGCAGTAGCAGATTGTTGATGATGTTGTCGATGTTCATGGTGTTCTCCTGTGTTTGTGGTTTACCAAGTGAAGTGAGTCTTGTCGGAACGGAACTCTTCGATGCGCTTGACCGCAGTGCCCATGTCAGCGCCGTACCTGTGGCACATGTAGTCCCAGTTGATCTCGGGGTGCTTGTTCTCCCGGTGGCTGAAGGACACCTCGACGGCATGGGCAGGGCCGAGAGCCATGACCACATCGGCAAACTCCTGATCGAATCCGAGGATGGTGTAGACGACTCGGTACAAGACGACTTGTGAGTGATCGACTGGCTTGTAGAACTTGGATTCCATTTGTGCTTCCTTTCGGTATACCGCGGTAAACTCAACGACTACGACGGAAAGCCTTGGAGGGACGAGTGTTGCGGTCGAGGTGCACGCCTGCGTCGTGCAGATCCTGCGGAGTGCAGTTGATGACCATGGCAACGACGACGAGCATGGACACGACGGGCAGCGCAATGCAGGCCGCATAGAAGAGCGTCTCAAACATGGGTGACTCCTGTGAGTGAGCGGGTATACCGTGGTATACCGCTCGGTTCCTGTGGCCGGCCGCGGACATTCCTTGGCCGATGATGTATCCTACCAGATCTAGATCCCTTGTCAAGCCCGTATACGCCCCTGATGCAAGGGTGTGTATGACGGCGGCGCGATCACACTTCGAGGCACACCCCTGCTGCCGCTGTGAATGCGTAGGATGCCCTAGGATCGATCCGAAGGTATACCACGGTATACACGCGCCCTGATGCAAGGGATCGACTCCAGGCCGGCTACGGCTGCGCCCATGGTCGCGCCCTGATGCAAGAACTACTATCACGCGAAGGCCCAGGGGCGAGCGCAGCTGGAAAGTGTGGACATAAAAAAACCCCGGTCTACCTTTCGGTAGCCGGGGTCGGTCTAGCGTCGGCTCGCGTCAAGCCTTCGCGGGAATCTTCTTCGCCTTGCCGTCGGCGGAGGGCTTCGGTTCCGCCTTCGGCGTGGCCGCCTTGCGGTAGTCTGCCGCGAGCATTTCGAGGGCTTCGGCGCAAGCCTTCAACATGTCCGCATCGGACCCGATAAATGCGAGGGTCCGCATCCCGACATCGTGCAGGTATGCCATCGGATCCTCGCGCATGGCGGCATCGGAAACCGCGGGCTTGCCGCTATCCGCGGTGGCACGCGCAGCGATTGCGGCCGCCTTCTTCGCATGGGCCGCGATATAGGCATCGACGCCACCCGCCTTCGCCACAGCCTTCTTGGCGTCGGGACCGATGGCGTCGGTGTTGAACTTCGCGGCGCGCAGGGCTTGCATCAGATCGCGTGCCTTGCGTTCGCCCATGTCGCCGAATGCCCCGATGGCCCGCGATGCCGCGACCAATTGCGACACGCGGCCCTTTGTGAGCGTAGCGGCCACTTCGGCAGTGAACATGGCGGACCACACCGCGTAGAAGCCCTTCGCGGCCCGCGCACCCTTCGCGACATACTCCGCATGCGCGTTGCCCACAATCTTCGCCAATTCACGCGAGCCCGTATCGATGGTGTTGATGCAATCGGCCGCCGTTGCAGCGAACGCCGACAAGGCGTTGCGTGCGGCATCGGTGAGAGGCGCATCGGTCTTCTTCGCGTTCTTGTTCTTCTTTGCCATGGTGAAACTCTTTCCTGTGAGTGTTTACCGCGGTAAACCGCGCGGCATCGGATGGATCCTCGATCCATGCGTGGAGTCTCCCATAGTCTGCCCCGCATGTCAACCCGATAGGGAAGGAAAGTATGCGGATTCACAAAAAAACACGCACACACACGCACACCCACGCGAGGACCAGCAGCAGCACGCACCCACAGTCTACCACGGTAAACCCTTGCCCCGTCCGGTAACTCCAGGCCCGTGCCGGCTGCCCATGGTCACCTCGGGGCCGCCACTGGCTAGCCACAGGTCAACACGAGGTGGGCCACGGGGGACTTCGCCCGACTGTCAAATCACAACTGCCGCTCAGATTTTTGTACCAAATAGTCGGAGCCTTGGATTGTCCTTGAACAGCGCACGCAACGCGAGTTCAAAGGTACAGATCACATGCTCAGGCAACTCAAGACCGTAGACGACTCCAATGGCTTCCAGCACCTCGTGGAACAGGGTAGACCGCTGCTCGGCCTCAGGCTGCTCTGGGTTGATGTAGATGGCTGGAGTAGGGAAGTTGACGAACATCCCAAGGGCGTCTTTATCGGGACACTCTGAGAGAACGACGGGGATCTTGATACCCTGGACCAACACTGTCTTGGGCAAACGGGAGTTGCGTCGGACGGACTGCGAGTTTCTGCATCTCGGGAGACTTGAGGACTTCTTCCGGCGTACCTGGTTCCGCTTTGAGGCCATGGTCAGCAAGCTCCGATTTGATGTCTTGACTAGGGAAGATACTCAGCAGCAACTTGAGCAGGAGTCGATTCCAACCATGCTTGATGAAGTCCGTCTGTTCACCAGTAGGATCAATGACATCTAACTGGGCACCTGGATCCTGAGTACCTCCGTCTCCAGTGCCCACATCAGGTCCACCCTGGTCACCCTCAGCAGGCATTACTTGCCCACCTTCTTGATCTTCAGGTTATTCGGATCCATCAGGGGCATGAACTCGTTCTTGTGATTGCAGCCGCAGGAACCCTTCTCGTCCTTCTTGCTGCTGTCCATCTTCTTCATCTTCTTGTAGTTGCTGTTCTGGTAAGCCGAGCTCATCAGTGTTTACTCCGGTTGTACTTCTTGGTGGTGATTTTGAGATTCTGAAGGGAGTTGTTCATCGGGTTCCCGTCAGTGTGGTCGATGTCATGTCCATCCAAGGCTGCCTTGCCATACCGCTTCACCATCTCCCGTCGAGCCTTGTTTCGATTGCTTCGATTGCGGATCTGCTCTGGCCGGCCCTGGTACAGAGCATACTCACGCTTGTAGTTTCGAGGCATTACTTGCCCTTCTTCTTCTTGATCTTCAAAGCAGCGTTGGCGATGGC